GTACGAACCACTTTTCATTAGGCCAGGTAGGCCTTGGGATAGCATCGTGCCATCAGAAAGTTGGAACACACTGTTCATGAAACAGTAATACCTCCCCAAGGCTACGCGCTTAAGCTTGCCTCGGAAGGAACCCAGATTAATTCTGATCGCCAAATCAGACCACAATTCCCAGGATTGGACAGACCAATCAAAGCCCGAAATATCCGCCTCAGCGGCGGGATGTTGGGCATGGTTGTAGGAGACTTCATCCCACAAGGCTTGTCTCTGGGAGTCCAAAGAGAGGCCCATGCCAGGTTTAGAGGGAATTTTCTTCCAGTTTGCAATTTCGACCTTATTTTGTGGCCCGAATATGAGTCTCTCAATGACTTGATCGACCAGGCTGACACTACTTATTAAGCGGAAACGCTTCTCAGTCAGTTTAGCCCGTGTATGTGGTTCGTTCTTGACGAAGATTCGTACTGGGTCGACCAAACCATCCCTGACTAGGTCCTCAGGAGTGGGTTGAGACAGGAAGTCATAATTCGCCAGCAGCTCTAACCGCTCGACTACAGCTGAGAGAACGAGCTGTGGATTCTCTCTCAGCACTGTCCCATTGTCTTTCCCTAACCTTGAGAGGGGGACACCGGGGGAGGCGTCGGAATTGATTTCCGTTTTGAATATCTTTTCGATTTCTTCCCCGATTTCCTGGTTGTCCCACTCTTCTGCTGTAAAGCAGTAGCGAGGGCGTGTTTTAGGATACCTCCCGATGATTGTCCTGATGGCTCTTTTGAGATTTGGAGGGCTTGGGACGGGATTAAATCTTTTAGCTTGGAGGAAGAGGGAGGCTCTTTCCGCGTTAGATCCTCTATCGGGCCAACCGAAGTTTGATAACTCCGGAATTCGCTCGACAAATTTTGAGATGTCTCGGTGATCTTTGCCACCAAACTCTCCAAACGCGCAAAGCGTCTTTCCACATTCGTAAAGAGGCATTCCAACACCGTTTCTAAGTTCTCGAGGTCTCCAAGAG